CCGCCCAACCTCGTCGATCGTCACCTCCTCGCGCAGGGCGTAGCCGAGGCCCTGCGCGACGCCGCCCTGGATCTGGCCATGAACGGCGCTCGGATTGAGCGCTCGGCCGACATCCTGCACGACGGTGTAATCGAGGATCTCGACATGGCCGGTGTCGGGATCGACCGCCACCTCGCAGTCGTGGACGGCGAAAATGGGGATATCGATCGCATCGATGAAATGCCCGGTGCAGCATCCCGCCATGGCCGGCACGCCGGTTCTGGTGAAGGCGCCCGTTCCGCCGGTGGGGCCGAGATCGGCCTGCGCCCGTGCGACGACCTCGGCGATCGCGAAACCGTAGCCGTTGGCGCCGGCAACCTCGATCCGACCGTTCTCCATCACCAGGATGTCGAGCCGCGATGGCAAGGCGAGCGGATCAGCGTCACCGTTTGCGGCTGCGGCGGCTGGTACGGCTGCCCCGCGAAGCATGACACGGCGCTCGTGCTGCGTTCCGTCAGTCGCGGCTGGCTGACGCGAAAGGCGGCCTGCGAGGTGTGCCGTGTGGCGTTAAAGGAGAGAAGCGACGATCCCGGCTGCTGGGCGATCGACGAGACGGCAACCGCCGCCCTGCGGGCCTGATCGCTGCCGATACACCCACCGCGGGTTCGTCAGCAGAGGTCTTCGCGCGAGGTGTGCGAGGACGTTTGTCCTGCTCGTGTAAGGCGGGCAGGGTGATCGACCGCCCAGCGGCCCATCCTGCACATGCGGACCGCGCTTCGACCGGTCTACCAGATCATCCGTTCGTGCGCTTCCTCGAGCTCGTCGGGCGTCAGGTCGCGAAAGGCCCATGTGCCGTTCGGGTTGCGTCGGCGCATGACGAGGCCCTGCATCTGCCGGCCGTTCTCCACCTGCACCGGAGTTTGAAGCCGGTGAACGTGCGGAGAGCCGTAGATCGCGAACAGCACCAGGCCGACGCACATCATCATCCAACGCTTTGCGTGATCGCTGATCGCCATCCGTTCACCCCGACTCGCCGACAGCATCTTTCATCAAATCTTCAGAAACGCAATCTGAAGTTATTCATACGCACGTGGGTTATAACCGCGGGTTAGGTGGTTGAGGAGATGGAAGCCAGTCGAGACGACGAGAGGCAACGGATCTCATACGCCCGTCAGGGGGGCGCGAAAACTTGGCTGATAGGCTTGGAAAAATGGTGCCGCTTAGGTGACTCGAACACCTGACCCCGTCATTACGAATTGCGCGGTAATGTTGTCGGGTTGCTTGCGGTTTCCGATGCTGGCGCAACGGCTTATCGTCATGTCTTCGCGTGGGTAAGAGGTTCGCTCGATCGCAACCTCTTACGCCTCGTGACCTCTCACGGCGCTTCGCGTCAAAGCTTCGCGCCCGTCTGCTCGCCGCTGTCGAACCACGCGATCATCTTGCCGATCGCCGCGTCGGCCATCTCGGGATGGCGCGCGAGGTAGTGGCGCAGGATCGTCGTCGCCGATGCCGGCGTGTGGCCGGTGACGCTGATGATCTCGGGCACCGTGGCGCCGCCGAGCGCCATCCAGACGACGGCGGTGGCGCGGAAGTGGCGATCGTGCAGCGTCGCCAGCGACGGGCAGGGCGCCAGCTTCCAGAGGATCTCCACGCCCTTGCGGTCCTTCGGGGCCGCCTTGCGCTTCAACGCCTCGTCGACGCTCTCGCCGACCTTGAGACCGGCGACGGCGAGGGCGCGCACCTTGGCGTAGGTGTGCCGGTAGTGGTCATCCAGCCACGGCCGCCACTGGCGCTCGTCGAGCACGATATGCGGATCCTCGATCGCGGCGCGACGGCGGCGGGCGCGCGCCATCTGAATGCGCTCGCGCAGCTCGGGCGATTCGAGCACGGCGACGATCGCGCCCGTCTTCGACTGGCGCAGCATGCGACGGCCGCGCACGAGCTCAGCCGAGTGCTCGACCATGGCGAGGCGATCGCCCTGGCGCTGGCCGGTCCAGACGCCGAGCGTGACCATGTCGCCGATCTCGGGGCGGTCCATGAGGTCGGCCGCGGCGATCAGCGCGGCGATCTCCTCGCGCTCGCCGAAGCGCACGACGAGGTCGGGCATCTGCATGCCGAGAGACTGCGCCGGGTTCGTCGCGAGCTTCACCTTGCCGCGCTTCATGCCCCACGATATCGCGCTCGAGATGGTGGCGACGCAGGCGCGGGCGGTGGCAAGGCCGCGCTCGGCCCATAGCTCTTCGTAGAGGCCGAAGATGATCGTGGCATCGAGGGCGTCGACGGCCGCGTGATAGAGCTCGTGGTCGTGCGTCTCGATCGCGCTCATCTTCCAGCGGTAGTTGTCGCGGGTGTGCTGCGAGAGCTGCTTGATCTGGCGCTTGCCGACGGCCTCGCCGCCGACCCAGCGGGGCGACCGCTTCCAGTCCTCGAAGAGGTTGGCGAGCGTGTAGACGGCGGGCGCATGGCGGATGGGCTTCGAGCCCTTCGGCCGCTTGCGGTTGGCTTCCTTCAGGAGGGCGGCGCGCCTGGTGGCGATCTCGGCCGCGCGGGTGGCCGACCAGTCCAGCGCCTCGCCGGCGGTGAACCACGACCCGTCCTCGTGCTTGAGATCCTCGCCCTTGTAGCCGAGGAGGCGAAGCGGCTCGCCGGGCATGAAGCGCGGGCGCCCCTCGCGCCAAGCCACGTTGGGGATCTTCGGGGCGCCCGGTTTCTTCACTGCTTGGTCCTCCATTCCTCGATCAGCGCCTCGTCGAGCTCGGCCTCAATCCGGCGCCAGCGCCGCGTCTCCTCGTCGAGATCGTCGAGGAGGGCCGCGATGCGATCGCCGCTCGCCGCCAGTTCCTCCGCCACCGGGCTCACCGGCTGTACCGCGCGCGTAGGCTGGCGTTCTGCTCGGTGACCAGCGCCAGGGTGCGATCATTGCCGGCAAGGGTCGTCGGCTCGTCGCGATCGAGCTCGACCGATTGGACGCCATTGGCGCGGACCCATGCCTCGAAGGCGGCCCGGGACCACATCCAGACACCGCCCGGCAAAGGCGGCGGGAAGGCGTTGGTGACCGACAGTCGCTTGTGCTTGCGCATCAGCGACCGCTCTGTGAGGCCCATCGCGGATGCGACTTCGCCGATCGGCATGGTGAGGGCCGGGCGAATGTCATGACTTTTCTTAAGTGCGTCGCCAGCGACAATGTCATGACTTTTGTTAAGTGCGGCGGCACTCACGACGCACCGCCATTCTGTCGAGCGACTAGACGGTCGACGATCTCCTTGCCGAGATCCGTCAGGTCAAGGCGATCACGGCCGCGACCGTGCCGGACCTTCACCATGTTGCGAACCGCCAGTTCGGTGACGGTGTGGTGCGAGATGCCGGGAGCCGACGGCGTCTCCCAACGACGCGGCCCGCGCCGATAGGTGTTCTCTGCCAGACGCTTCAACGTCCGGCGCAAAGCATCCGGCATTTCCAGCGGGCCGGGCTTCTGGTGGTTCGAGTACTCGATAGGCATGCGCGCTCTCCTGTTGGGACAGGAGATAAGTTGCGCAACTTGCAACTTCGGTCAAGTGCAATATGCGCAACTTGCAACTCAACACGATCGGACCATTCGGTCGCGGTTGCGTACGTTTAGGTGGCAATCAGGCAACCTTACGGGGAAACGCTGCCTCCAAAGTTTTCTTGATGCGCTCGATTTCGTCTCGCCCGCGGTCCTGGAAGAACCTTGCAAGCCAATCGTCGTCCGGGTGGCGGAAGAGTGCTTCCCGCGAACAATGAAACAGAGCGGCCAACCGCTCTTGGTAGTCCTCACCTGGTGTTGTCCCGCTGAACCAGCGGGATACAACGCTTTTGTCGGCGTCCAGCTCGCGGGCGATGTCCGCTTGCGATAGTCCGCGCGCCTCCGCCCAGTCCGCGAGGTGGTGCGGTCTGCGAGGCTGTTTGCCTTTGTGGATGCGGGTGATGTCGCTCATGCGAGCATCTTCCCAGCCTGTACGAATCACGTCGTTATCGAGTTGCGCGTGAAATCGCCTTGACGATAGTTGCTAGTTGCGCAACATGCATCGTCATGGAAACAGGCGTCTCCCCCCTTCGCGAATATCGCAGCCTCCACGGTATCACGCTCGACGTGCTTGCGAGGCGCGCTGGTGTCCACAAGACGACTGTCTTGCGATGGGAAGATCGTCGGGTTCCAGCGGAGCGGGTCGCCGATCTCGAGCGTCTTACCGGCATCCCTCGCTCCGCTCTTCGTCCTGATCTCTTCACTTTCGAAAGTGCATCGGTCGATCCCGCCAAGGTGTCCGCTGCGCCTCCGTCTGCCGTGTCCCAATCTGACGCGGAGACTTCTGCATGTCCGACCGAAAAGCGGCCGCGCGTGGCCCAAAGCCTGTCGCAGGCGGCCCGATGAGCCTGTGCCTCGATCCTTCCCTCGAACCCGCCGTGGCCGAAGCCAAGCGCGACGCGGCCCGCCTGCACAAGGCGAACCATCGCGGCCTCGGCGATCGCGATAGCGCCGTGCGCTACCGCGTCGCCAAGCAAACCGGCGTTCCCGAAAGCTACCTCCTGCGCCTGCACAAGCGCGCGCACGAGATGACCGACCTTTCGGGCAAGTACGCCCGCCTTCTCCGGCTCGCCTGCGAGGCGCTGGACCGCTCCGCTGCGGCCGCCGACGCCCACCGGGAGACCCTTCATGCCGACACTCTGGCGATCCGTCAGGAGCTGGCTCCTCGCCCATTCGAGACGCATCGCCGCGCTCGTCAGGAATCTTTTCTTCAAGAGCTGGAGAGCGATCGCACGCTCGACCGGCCGTCACCGCCAAGGGGGTAAGTGATGGAATCGATCGCCGACCACGTGGCCCGGCGCCACGCTGCCGAGCTTGCCGTGCGCCGCGATGTCGGCGACGCCATGACCAAGCATGCGCTGCGCCTGGCGATGCGGGACATTACGCTCGACGCCTACCGGCGGGCGGTGCTGCGCGACCAGGCGAGCGCGCTGGCGCTGCGGGTGCCGGCATGAGCGTTTCGTTTGTCCATAAAGGTGAGACCTTGGAGGCGGACGAATACGTCCCCTTTAGCCACACGGCCGGATTGGTCCCGCTGTCCGAGATCGCTGGCGGTCGTTTCGTCATTCTCGCGTCGATCGACAGTCCGGCAGCTGAATTGCGTTGGGCGATCCGATGCGCCCGCAAGCGTGGTTGGCCGGTCGTCGTCCTGGCGGAGATGCCCGCCTGATGCGCGTCTTCACCTTCACCGCCGACGAAATGGCCGTGCTCGCCCTGCGCGGTGTCGCGGCATTCACCGGGCGGCCGGTCACGGATCTCGCGCCGTTCCGCTTCGAGATGGTGCCGCGCGATGTCGGAGATCCGTCCTTCGTGGTCACCGTCAACACCGACCGGGATCCGGTGCCGGCGGCGGAGTTCGAGCCGTCGTGATCGTGGTTCTCTCGCCCCTCGGCGCGTCGATCGTACTCGGCATTGCCGTCTCGCTCATCATGAGCGGGGCGTGCGGCATTACCATGGCCGGCCCCTGCCGGCTGATGGCCGTGATGGGCCTCGTTCTCGGCGTCGCAGGGGCCGCGCTGCTGATCGCGCTTTGCGCCGGCGTCGCCTGATGGGGAACGCGCCAACTGCCTCACGGATCTGCATCGCGGACGGGATGCGGGCGGAACACGCCAACCCGAAAGCCTTCATGGCCGAGCTCGTCGAGGTCGCGAATGCCGAGTGGCGCCGAGCCGGCGCCGGCGGCGTCACTTTGATCTTCGTCGAATACGAGGCCGGCAAAGCCCTCCTCGACACCGGCCCCGGCAATCGGCCGCTCACTGTCGCGCTCGTGCGCGCGCACCTCGCAACGAAGGGGAAGCACTGACCATGACACGCGGCAAAGACGAGACAACCGAAGCCTACCATGAGCGGTTGGCGGCGGCCGCCAAGCCTTCATTCTTGCGGCGGGTTCGCGATGCGCTGCGCGCCGATGCGGCCCTTCACGACATCACCGACACGCAATTCATGAATGGCGAGGACCCGCTTACCGCTCGCCCCGTCCTTCCCGTCGAGACACCTGCGCATGGTCTATCGTTGGAGACAGCGCCGCGTGACGGGACGATGGTACGGCTGCTGATCGACTTCGAGGGTTGCGATAGCTGGTCGCCGATGACGGACGACATGCAGTCGTGGACGGTCGGCTTCAACCATTTCGACCATGACGAACAGGACGAATGGATCTTCGTCGGTTGGAACTGGTCGCAAGACTGCATCATCGATTGCCGCGCGCCTGGCATGGGTCGCGTCATCGGTTGGCTCCCGCTCGGCGGCGGCCTTAGGCCGGACACGACGGCGGCCGGGATCTATCAGCGCGCGGTGAAGGATGCCGCCGAGTGAACGCGCAGTCTCCGCTCTTTGCGATCGAGGCGAAGCGGCTGGCGGCGGGGATCTCGCGCGAGCAGCTCGCATCGGCCGCCGGCATGTCGCTTCGTCACTATGACCGGCTCGTTATCGGCGATCGCGGGACGCCCCGCGCTTCGACCCTCGGCAAGCTGCGCACGGCTCTCGCCCGGCTCGGCCGCGTTCAGGGCGCGCAAGACGACATGACCCGGCTCGTCGGCTCGCTGTTCAACGCCGCGCTGGCGTTGATCTGCCAGCGCGAGGGTGTCGAGCCGTCGGAAGTGCTGCGCCATGCGCCGAGCCGCCGCGCCACCGCCGATCCGGCCTGGCTGGCGGCCGCCCGGCTGCGCCAGCGCGCGATCGCGCTCGTCAATCAGGGCCTCGATCTGCCGCAAAGCGAGCTTGCCCGCGCGCTCGGCCTGACGCCGGCGGCGATCAGCCTCGCGATGGGCGCCGTCGAGGACGCGCGCCACGAGGATCCCGAGCTCGACCGCACGATGGACGTGCTCGAGCGCATGTTAAGAGGAGAGGGGTGATGGCGAAACGCTGGTGGTGCCCAGGCGATTGGCTCGATGAGGTGTGCCCGGTCCAGGTCGAAGACCCGGCGCATGCCGTGATCTGCGACGGCGAGGGGCGGTGGTTCCTCGTGGACGACGACTTCCGCGACGCTGGGGAGACGGATCCTTCGGCGACGGAGACCCAAGCCATGCCGCTCGAGCCGGGCGATGTGGTGATCTGGAGCTACAGCGAAACGCGTGGCGAGTTCACGGTGACGGTCGACGCCGACGGCTCCTTCACGCTGGATGGGGTGGCGCCGTCGGATGCGACGCAGTGGTGGGTGCCCGGCGAGCATGATGTGCTGGCGGATACGCTTGGGGAACTCGTGCGCGAGAGAGGGCTGTCGGCGGGCGTGCATCTCGTCGAGGCTCGCCATTGGTCCAACGACGTGGCGTTGCGGTTCGACGTGGAGGATGGCGCGCCCTGGTTCACCGAATGCGCGGGGGTGAACTGATGCCGGCCTCCAAGCCAACGCTCGGCTATGCGTCGCGCTCCGACGCCTGCCGCGCCTTGCGCGCGAAAGGGCTGTCGAATGCGCAGATCGCGGCGCGGATCGGGGTCCGCCAGACGATCGTCGCAAGCCTCCTGTGGAAGGGATACTCGGACAAGAAGCGTGAGGCGCCGCCGCGACAGGCAGCGCCGACCGTCACGGCCGCACGGTCTGGAATGTCCGTCCAGTTGATGAACGAGATCAACGAGCTGTTCCCGTATCACCAGCGGGTGCTTGTTCGCCGGCATGCGACGGCGCGTGGAATGAGCACGCAACAGCTCATTCAGGCGATCGTCGAGAAGGTTGTTGCCGACGACCTGGTGGACGCCGTCCTCGATGATGGGGTGGCGAGCTGATGCGCTACCGGATCGTGAGAGACGACGCCGACGGCAAATTCTATGTCGAGTGGTTCGGCAAGGCCGGGCTCTTCGCGTTCCTGCGGGGGCCGCGCTGGCTTCGCATGACCGGCTCCTATCACGACTGCGTCTATGACCTTCCCTTCGCGACGGAAGAGGCTGCGCGGGCTTACATCGTCGAGCGGGAGCGCCGGGCAAACGCTGGTGTGACGGTCGTCGCCGACATCGAGGCCCACTGACATGGCGCGCGGCGATCGGGACGAGATCAAGACGGCGCTGAAGGATCGGATCGAGGATCTGTGCCGCCGGCTGTTGCCCGATGGCCGCCGCGAGGGCCGGTTTTGGGTGGCGCACAACCCGGTGACGGGAGACGTGGCGACGCATCCGAAGGATCCGACGCTCAAGGTTCCGCTCGATCGGGATCCCGGCGCGTGGATCGACTGGCGATCGGGCGACAAGGGCGACGTGATCGGCCTCGTGGCCTACTGCCAGGCGACCGACTTCAAGGGCGCGATGGAATGGGCGCGCGAGTTCCTCGGACTGCGCTCGATGACTGCCGGCCAGCGTGCCGACTTCACCAAGCGGAACGAGGAGCGCCGCGTTTCGGCCGAGCAGGCGGCCCGCGAAAAGGCGCTCGACCGTCGGAAGGCCGTGCAACGGCTGTGGGACGGGGCGACCTCGATCCTCGAAGAGAGCGCGGCCTCGGCCGTGGCGCGGCGGTATCTCGCGGACGGCCGGGGGATCCCGCTCGACCAGGTGCGCCGGCTCGACCCAACGACGTTTCGCGTCTCGCCCTCGCTGGAATGGTGGAGCGGTGCGCAATGGGAAACGCGCGGCGGCCGCCGGCAGAAAGTGGCGCCCGGCCCGAAATTCCCGGCGATCGTATCCGGCTTCCGTTCGGCGACGGGGCAGGTGACGGCGGTTCACTGCACGTTCCTCGACCCGGCGCAGCCGACGAAGGCGCCCGTCGAGAAGCCCAAGCTGATGTTCGGGGACAGTCTCGGCAGCGTGATCGCGATCTCGAAGGGACCGGAAGCCTGCGTCCACGAGGTCGCGCGCGAGCCGCATCCGCTGATCCTCTGCGAAGGCGTCGAGGACGGGATCACGCTGGCGATCGGGATCCCCGAGGCCCGCGTCTGGGCCGCCGGCTCGCTGATGCACATGGGCGCGGCGCCGGTCTTTCTCCCTTGCATATCAGCCGTGTTCGTCGCGGCCGACAACGACTGGAAGAGCCGCACCGCGCTCGGCCAGTTCGACCAGGTGTTGGAGCAACTTCAACGCCACGAGAAGCCCGTCGAGGTCATGCGCTCGGCGATCGGCAAGGACTTCAACGACGGCATGACGGAGTAGCGGGATGGCGAGACAGACGAAGGCACTGGTCCAGGAGGCGGAGGCGCTCGGCATCGATGTCGACGGCCGCTGGGGCGACGAGACCATTCAGGAGAAGATCGACGAAGCGGCCGCCGCGCGCACGGCCGCGCTGACGGCGAGCGGTGGCGATGGCGACGCGGCCGACGAAGAGGTCGCCGACCAGCCTGCCGAAGAAGACGCGGTCGTTCTGCCGCTGCACGACCACGGCGGCGATGTCGTCGTGGTGGCGGAAGGGCCGGAGGCGGCCGCCGCGCTCAAGCTCCAAATCGAGGCGTTGACGGATGGCGAAGGCGACCAGGCGACGAGTGGTGAAGCGGGTGACGCCGAGACCGGAGCGGATGAGCTTCCCGCCGGCGGTGACGGCGGCGATGCGGACGCCGATCGTCTATCTGGACACGCACCCGATGGTGTTTCGGCGACCGATGGAGACCAAGCGCCGGCGGATGATGGCGCGGGAGGCGCAGAGGAACCGGAGGCGGTGGGTCCAGCATCTGGAGATGGTGATCCCGCTGGATCCGGCGGTGCGCCGGTGGTCGACGGTGACGGCGGCGCTGACGTATTGGGGAACGCCGAGGCCGCGCAGGATGCGGCGGCGGATCACGGCGACGGCTCGGCCGATGGCGTAAGCGCCGACGAGGAAGCCGCCGATCGGCGTCTCGACGACGCGAGGCAAGCGATGACGCGGCCGATCGTGGCCGCGTACTCGGCGGCCGGTATGGTCTTCGGTGCGCTTTCCGACGACGGCTTCACGGGAACGCTGTCTTACGACCCGAGCTGGTTCAGCGACGAGATCTCGTCGAATCAGATCCTCGCCCTTGTCGGCCATGCCGCGCCGTTCGTGCGGCAGTGGTCGGACGCCCCGGCCGAGGCGCTGTACGGGCACGTCCAGTCCGATGGCGGTCTCAACCTTGTGCTTGAGCGGCCTTGGTCGGATTTGCCGTTGGCGGAGCGGCTGGCCTGGCGGACGTTCCGCGACGTGCTCGTGACGATCGACGCCGGCATGAAAGCCGAGTGGAAGGACGAGACGCCCGAACGGGTGGCCCGCACCATTCCGATCGACGAAACGACGCTCGAGGAGGTCGACGAGCCCTTCACCCTGACGGAAGCCGCCGGAGGGCCGCGCTGATGTCGGACACGGTGGGGATCGCCGGCGGCCGGATCCGGTCGTTCGTCGAACGCGTCGAAAACCTCGACCGCGAGATCGCCGAGCTGGCGGAGGGCCGGAAAGAGGTCTTTGCCGAGGCGAAGGCCGAGGGCTTCGACGTGAAGATCCTCCGCGAGATCATCGCCCGGCGGAAGAAGGACCAGGACGAGATCGACGAGCACGAGACGCTCCTCGATGTCTACCTGCGCGCCATGGACGAGGCCGACGCTCCGGCCTGACGAACCCAATCCCGGCCGATCTCCTCCCCGGCCGGGCTGACTGGCGGCGTCTCTCGTTTCGCGTGGCGCCGCCTTTTTTGTTCCTGCATCCTGGATCGACATGACCAAGCAGCCCTCCAAGCGCGGCATCAGCAACGTGCGAGCCGCCTTCGTCGACGCCAACCGCGCGCTCGAGGAGGCAAAGCTCGACCCGGAGCTGCTGAAGGATCCGAACCTCGAGCGGTTCGGCTGCAAGCCCGGCAAGTGGGAGGGCGCGCCTTGGGACGGCATGCCGCCCGGCTGTCCCGTCCAGGTGCTCGGCTACAACGGCACCGTGACCTATTGCCGATCGGCGGCCGGGCAGCTTACCGCGATCGAGCGGTGGACCAACGGCGAGATCGAGAACCTGTTCGCGCCTTACATTTCCTATGCCCTGTGGGCGTGGCCGGGCTTTGGCCCCGCCGGCAAGGATGCCGAGGGCAATCCGACGGACCCGGTGGTGAAGCGCCTCGAGCGCGATCGCGCGCGCAATGCGCTGATCAACGAGGGCCGCCGGCGCGGGATCTTCGACCCGCAGGACAATGTCCGCGGCCGAGGCGGCTGGCGCGATCGCGGCGACCGGTTCGTGTGGAACTCCGGTTCCTTCCTTTGGCTGGTCAACGGCAAGAAGCTCGAGGCGGCGCGGCCATCGGAATATGACGGCCACTTCTACGAGATGAAGCCCGACGTGCTGCAGCCCTGGGCGGAGCCGGTCGACCATGAGAGTTCGCCGGCGGCGACGATCCTCGGCAGTCTGAAGACCTGGTCGTTCGAGAACTCGCTCGATGCGCTCTTCATTCTCGGCTGGATGGCGACAGGTCTCATGGGCGGCGCGCTGGAATGGCGGCCGGTGATCTTCACCACGGGCGGCGCCGGCGTCGGCAAGTCCACCCTGCAAGGGCTGATCAAGCGCACGCTCGGCAAGGCGCTCCTCGACACCACGGACACGACGCAGGCCGGCATCTATCAGCGGGTGCGCAACGACTGTCTGCCCGTCATGGTCGACGAGCTCGAGAACAAGGCGGGGTCCAATCGCGCCATGACGATCGTCGAGCTGGCGCGCCTGGCGGCCAGCGGCGGCTATATGAACCGGGGCGGCGCCGACCACGAGGGCGTCATGTTCCAGGCGCGAAACAGCTTCCTCATGAGCGCCATCAACCCCCCGCCCTTGGAGACGCAGGATCGAAGCCGCATGCCGATCCTCAACCTCGCGCGCCTCGACAAGAGCCGGAAGGCCAGCGACATCGTCGTGCGGGACGAGGACGGCCGGATGATCCTGCGGCAGATCATGGACGGCTGGAATGCGTTTCAGAGTGAGATCCTGCCCCGCTGGAAGAAGGCGCTGCACGATGCCGGGCTCGATGCTCGAGCGCAGGCCACTTATGGGACCTTGCTCGCGGCGGCCGAGCTGCTCGTGGGCCCGGTGGTGATGGACGAAATGGGGATCGACGTGACGGAGATGCTGCGCGCCGGCGACATCATTGCCGGCCTGACGGCCTCGGAGCGTTCGGAGCAGACCGACAACTGGCAGGAATGCCTTGAGCACGTGCTTGCGTCGCCGATCGAGGCATGGCGCAGCGGCGAGCGCATCACCGTCGGCAGCGTCATGGACGACTATCGGCGGAAGGGGATCGATCTCGACCAGGCGAAGCACCGCCTGGCGGCCGCCGGGCTCGGCCTGCGAAAGGAAGGCGATCCCGGCGAGTGGGGCTCGCTGGCAATCCCATACAAGAAGCTGCCGGCGCTGGCGCGGATCTTCCAGGACACGAAGTGGCACGGCGGCGTGTGGGGCAGCGCCTTGAAGCAAGGGCCGAAGGACGTGGTGGTACGCGACATGGAACCGAAGTTCCACACCCTGCGCATTGCCGGCGTGCCGATGAAGTGCCTGCTGATCGACATGAAGGCGTTCGACGGGATCGCGGGCGGCGAGGGCGTCTAATTTTAAGAGTTGCTGGTGCGCAGGGCTCAGTCAGCAATAGGTCCGTGGACGGGCAGAAAGCCGGGCGGGATAAGGTCAGACGTATTGGAAACTGCTTCAATCAATTTCGTCACTGACGTTCGGAGCCTCGGTTCCAGCCCTTCAATCAGATGAGCGGTCTTTATTACATGGTGACGAGATTGGGCGTTGAACGGGATCAAATCTTCCCGGCTCACATTCTCCACAAGCTCGTCGATGGAGCACTTGAGAAATTCTGCAATACGAACAGCCGTCGATAGGGAAATCCTGTTTTTCCCACGTTCATATTTCTGAATTTGTTGATATGTCACTCCAATTCCAGCGCCAAGAGTTTCCATGGGAATCTTTGCGGCGAGACGAAGATTTCGAAGATTGAACCCAATCGACTCTTCCAGCGAGTTTTCTACTCTGTTCCTCATAAATCACCTCGACAATCAAATTTATCTCGAAAATCAGCGTATTGCGATTTCGGTTGAGATACATCGCACGTATTTGGTCCAAGACGTCGAGATATTTTGGCCACACGAGCGATCACTAAGTCGCGGTTGGTCGACGTGATGGCGTGCGACTTGATTGCGGACGGCGAGGGGTGTAGCCCCTCTAGCCGCCGCCTTCGGTGATCGGCCACTCTCGCCACACGACCTGACTGCGGGGGAAGGACGGCGGCGATGGAGCAGCGCCGATCTGCGGCAGCCCCAGCGCGTTCCAGACCTTCACCGCCTCGTCGCTGCCGGCGATGCGGCGCGCCTCCTTCACCATCTCCAATTTAAGCTTGACGCTCGGTTCCCAGTTGTCGGTCTCGCCGTAGCGGCCGGTCTTGCGGACGCTCGGCAATACCTCTTCGAACACCCATCTCTCGAAGCGTTCGGCGGCTGGAAGCTTGCTGCCGATGATGAGGCGCAGCACGTCGGGCTCGGAGAGGATGCGCATCTCTTGCATTCCGCCCGCCGTTTGAAGGGGATGGTGATTCGCCACCCCCTTGCAGTGGTCTGCCATCGCCTTGTTCGGGTTGGTGTAGCCGAGCCTTTCGGCCACGTCTTTGCCGATGAACCACGGCTCGCCCTCGATCTCGACGGTGCGGACTGGCTGGCCGTCGAAAGCAAATTGCTTCAAGGCGGACATCAGGCATTCTCCGGCATCATTGACGCGATCAGCGTCTTGAACTGTTCGTGGCGAGGCTGGAACAGATCCCACGGTCCCATGTGGCCATAGAGATAAGCGAACCGCTCCCGCGCCTCCTCAATCGTGACGGGACGATAGGTGGCGAGCGCGTCGATCGCCAGTTCGTCTAGGTACTCGAGTTGGGCGGCACGTTGCACGTCGTCCTCGCAGGGCTCGTCGGTGTCGAGCAGGGCGCAGGCGTCGCCCCACGCCGTGTAGGTGGCCCGGTGGTGCTGGATCAGCAAGGCGAGTGTAACGGGCACCGCCGTGCCAGCGACGAGCGTTGCGGCCGTGTAGGCGCCGGCGACATGGCCGAGGAAGTCTCGGCGGTTTATAGAGGGTGCAGCCTTTGGCATGGGTAATCTCCATGGCTTGGGTTAGAGCCGGCGCAAGTGGTGATGACACTTGCCCGGCTCGTTCATTTATGGTTGCACTTAAGAATGTCGTCAAGCATTTCTGCATCCAGAAAACCGAAGGGACGGCCGCCAACAGGTGTCGGCACGCCAGTGCAAGTACGTTTGGACGCTGGCCTGCTAAGTGAGTTGGACGCGGTTATGCCAGAGATCTCGGCTGACACGCGCCCTGAAGCGTTGCGGATCATCTTGCGTGAATGGTTGAGCTCTCGTGCCAATCGAGCTTGACCGCTTCGGCTACCGTGCCGAGCCGCTAATCAACGCTTCGCCGTCACCCTCCACCGGCGGCGTTATTCTTTCAGCGCCGGAGGACACCCGGGCAGTCACGTTTTATGATCCGCCTGACGACCTGCTTGACCATTTGGTCGCCGCCTTTGAGCGGCCCGCCGTGCGTTGGCTGTTGATCGGTCTGGTCGCGATCCTCGTCCTCTACGCGCTCCGTCGCCGCATCCTGCTCGCTCTCCTTCGCTGGCTTCAACGTGCAAACGGCCGCCGGCGTCGAAGGGGGTAACGAAACAACACCCCCTCTGTCGGCCACATCATTCGGCCCGCCCAAGCCCAGCTTTGGCGGGCTTTTTGCTGTCGATCCCGTGCCCTGTCGTCACCGTCAGTTGCATCGGCTCCCCTATCCCTCGCCCGTCAGGAGTGAAAGCGGAGCCCTCGCGTTTCGTCCCTCTCGGCTCCGCCGACCCGGTCCGCTTCGCGTCGGGCACTTAAGACAGTCGCAGCCGTGACACGGTGGCGGATCGTTCGACGGCCGGACGGGTGAGGGGAGGCGATCGTTACCACGGTAACGCCTCCGGTAACGGCCGGTAACGGTAGAAACCAGACAAATCAATGGCTTATGAGCGCCGTTACCGCGTTACCGGGATTTGCCTCGCGCGTATGTGCGCACGCGCGCAACCTACGCGGATGCGTGCGCGTGCGCTTGCAGGCGCGCGCATGTGCGCAGGGTTGGTAACATGGTAACCAGTAACGTCAGGTGTATATCTCATTGTAAACGCTGGCCGATTGGCCGTTACCAGCCGTTACCGAGAGGGCCTCGATGCGTTACCGGACTTGATGCCGTCGGGATCGAATAAAATAGGCATCGAATAGTCGGGGCGGCCGAGATCGCCGCAAATCGGGGGCTGCGAGTGGCACACACGCCGGGCGAAATGGTGGAAAACGGCGGTGAGAACGAGGCCGGCGAGGCGGTGGATCTGTTCGAGGACGCGCCCCTCTTCGCCGGTCCGGTTCGCCATGTGGCGGATACCCTTGCGACGAGCAAAGGGCGCGGGAGGCCGAAGGGAGCGGCCAACAAGCGCACGACCCAGATGCGCGATACCCTGCTCAAGATGGGCTTCCAGCATCCGATGATGAACCTCGCGGCGCTGGCGAACGCGGATCCGGTCCGGCTGTCGGCCGAGCTTGCCTGCGATCGGCTCGATGCGGCGAACATGATCCTCAAGGCGAACGCCGAGCTGCTGCCCTACTTCGAGAGCAAGCGGCCGACGGAAGTCCATGTCGAGGAGCGGTCGCTCGGCGTCCTGGTGGTCGGCGACATGACGACGAAGGCGGTGGCGGACGGCGTGTTCAGCCTGACCGGCATCGTGGGCGAAAGCGATACGGATCAATGACTTAGCCGTTGGTGCCGCGTAAGAGGGTTGGCGTATCCCTCTTACGCTATGCGCTAAGGCATTGATGAAATTGGACTATTGGCGCTGTAGCCCGTTATTGAAAATCATGCGGTCGCGTCGAGGCCGTTCCAGCTCGGCGCCATTTCACCCGCCGCGCCGCCTGGCCACCTCCCTTCGACCCCGCCCCCCGGCCTCCGTCCAGCGCGGCGCCGCCGGGGCCGGCCTTCAAAACTCGCGCCCGCCCACCCCCGTAGGGGCATCCGCTCTCACACACACGAGACCTGCCGGCTCACTTGATGGGCCGCGAACCTCGGTAGTTTCGGGACGGGTGCGGGTAGCCGCGTCCGAAACGGGATCGGGTCATGGGTATCAACCTTCAGCACTACCGTCCGCCTGGTCCGGTGGGTGCGGGGTTCCTGCAGTCGCGGGGGCCGATCGACATCATCATGGGCCCGGCCGGGTCGGGGAAGACGGTCGCCTCGGTGATGAAGGGGCCGCTTCTGGCCGCGACCTACATGCCCGTGTGCCGGGACGGGGTCGTGCGGGTCAAGATCGCCTGCATCCGCAACACCTATCGCGACTTCGAGCGCACGGCGCTGGCCTCCTGGAAGGAAGCCTTCCCGGAGGATCACCCTTGGACGGTGTCGTATTCGGGCGGACAGGATCGGCCCATCAAGCATCACCTGCGCTGGGCGGCCCTACGCGGCAACGAGAAGGTCATCATCGATTTCCAACTCGAGACGGGGGCAGTGGGCGACGCAAACGTCGAGCAGTTCATCAAGGGCTATGAAATCTCGATGGGCTGGATGAACGAGTGCGACATGCTCGACGAGAAGGTGCCGGGCCTATTCTTCCAGCGGACGGGGCGATACCCGCCAGTGGCGCAGATCGCCGATAGCGAGCTCGCACGGATCTCGAAGGACGCGCGGGCGCAGTTCGAGGCGATGGGCCTGACGCCGGAGCCCGGCGAAACGATCCTGCCGCGCATGGTCTGGGGCGACATGAACCCGCCCGACATCAACAACTGGACGTATCGGTTTTGCGTGAAGCCATCGGAGAAGAAACAGGGCTTCGTGCTTCATCAGCAGCCGTCCGGTCTATCGCCGGCGGCCGAGAACCGCGCGGGCAAGCCGCGTTCGTCCTACGAGCTCGAGGCGGCGACGCAGACGGAGGACATGGTCCGCCGGATGGTCCACGGCCAGTTCGGCTATGCGCGCGACGGCAAGCCGGTCTATCCCGAATATGACGACACACGGCACCGCTCGGACGCCGTGCTGAAGCCGGTGAAGGGTTTGCCGATCGGGCTCGGCCTAGACGCCGGCGGCTCGCCGGCCTGCGGCATCGGCCAGTTCATGCCGAACGGCCAGCTTCGCATGCTGCGGGAGATCTGTGCGGAGCCTGGCACCGGCCCGTCGCGCTTCGCCACGATGGTGCTCGAGGTGCTGATCTCCGACTTCCCCGGCTTCCCGATCTCGGAAGCCTGGGCGGATCCGTCGGCGTTCTACGGCGCCGATCGGCAGGCCGGCGAGCTGGCGCACATGGAGATCGTGGCGCGGGCGCTGAACGTCTCGATCCAGCCTGCGCCGTCGAATGAGCCGGCCCTGCGTCAGGACGCGGTGCGCTGGTATCTAGGCGCGCCCATCGATGGCAGCACACCGCGCCTCCTGGTCTCGTCGTGCTGCGAGACGACGATCGGCGGCTTCGCGGCCCACTACAAGCTGACGAAGCTGGCCAGCAAGGGCGCGACCGACAAGCTGGCCGTCGCCAAGAACAGCTATTCCCACGTTCACGACGCCTGGCAGTATCTGTGCCTCGGGCATCGAGGCCGCGCCGGCGCGATCGTCGATGCCTCACGCATGGGCCGCCCGGCAAAGGTGGTCCCGATCTCCTCGGCGCGCGCCCGGACGGATTTCGATGTCTTCGCATCGTGAGGCGCTGCGGGCCGAGACGCCGGCCAACCTCGTCGATGTGATGCGCCTCGCCGGGAGCCAGCGGCGGCTGCGGCGCTGGGCGACGTATCAGGCGCGCCGGTCCGATACCGTGGCGGTCTACCGGGGCGATCGGCTCCTGAGCGTCGCGACGCTCTTCCCGGAGGGGCCGCATGTGCGGGAGCTCTGCCTGCTCTTCGATCCGGCCGCCCGCGCCGACATGCTCGGCTTGGTCCGCACGGCGCAGTTAATGCTGCGCCCCATCGCGGATCATGGCGTCGTCATCGTGGCACGGATCAAGCCCTCCAACCGGGCCGGTCGCCGCATGGCGCGCCTGGCCGGTTTCCTCGAGACCGACGCCGAAGGCGGACGGCTCTGGATCTGGAGGGGTTGATGGGAAAACTGTTCGGCGGCGGCGACGACGCGAAGAAAGCGGCCGAGCAGGCGCGCAAGGATTCCGCGCTGTCGCGCCAGCTTCAGGCCGTGTCGAACGATCAGCAGCTCGCACAGGTCCAGAAGGCCGAGCTGGACACCGGCGCCAGCCGCAAGGCGTCGCGCGGGCGCCGGCTCTTCGTGACCGACGCCGGCGACGGCGGTCTTGCCACGACGCTCGGCGGCTGACGATGGACGATTATCCGCTGCACATGGCGCGGCGCGACAAGATTTGGTCCAAGCGCGAGCCGTGGAACAAGATCTATCGCGACGCCTACGAGTTCGCGATTCCGCACCGCCGGCCTGGTGGCGACGGGACGAACAAGAACCCGGTCGACCGTCTCTTCGACATGACGGCGACGACTTCGGTCATGTACTTCGCCGGCAGCCTGCAGCGGGATCTCTTCCCTGCGGGCCAGCAGCCGTTCACGCTGCAGTCCGGCGCCCTGGCGAAACAGAAGCTCGGCGCCGGCGCGTCCAAGCTCGATCGCGAGCTCGAGAAGATCGCCGCCGGCATGTACCCGTTTTTCCTGACGGGCGAATGGGACATGGCCGTTCACGAGGCTTGCATCGATCTCGGCGTCGGGACGGGTGCGATCCTGCCGGTGAAGGGCGATAGCCAGCAGCCGGTCATGTTCGTGGCGATCCCCTTCGACGAGATCGCGATCGGCGAGGACGGGTTCCGCCGCGTGAACTTCGTGTCGTGGAAACAGCGCATGGAGCGCCAGGCGATCCGCGACGCCTTTCCGAACGGGACATTCCCCGAAGACTTCAACGCGAAGGACAAAGCCACCGAAGAGGTCACGATCTATCAGGACTTCGTCAAGCGGACTGGCGGCAACCAGTATGGCTGGGACTTCCGGGTCTCGATCGACAATCATCCCGGTTTCGTCACCTCGAGCTGGTCGAAGTCGCAGCCGATCGCCGTGCCGCGCTACTACCGCGTGCCCGGCGAAGCTTACGGGCGCGGTCCAGTCCTGCTCGCCCTGCCGTCGATCAAGACGCTGAACAAGGCGCAGGAACTGGCGCTGAAGGCCGCGGCCATTCAGATGCTCGGGATCTGGGCCTATCGTTCCGGCGGCACGTTCAACCCGGACACGGTGCGGGTCGGGCCGGGCGAGTTCTGGCCGATGCAGTCCACCGGCGGCATCCTCGGCCCCGACGTGTCACGCATCGACCCGGCCTCGGGGCGCATGGACGTGGCGCGCATGGTGATCGGCAACCTGCAAGCCGACGTGAAACAGGCGCTCTACGACGTTCGGATCCCCGAATACGAGGGCACGCCGCGTTCGGCCTCCGAGATCGCGGGCCGCCTGCGGCAGAAAGCCGAGACGCATATCGGCGCTTTCGGCCGCCTGACGAACGAGATCATGCCGGTGATCGCGCCTCGCGTCGCCGAGATCCTCTACGAGATGGGGTTCCTCGACGCGCCGCTGAACATCGACCAGTTCCTGATCGCGACGGCGGTTCAGTCGCCGATGGCGGCCGCGCTCAACGGCGAGCGCCTGGCGTCGATCGCCACCTATGTCGAGATGGTCGGCCAGCTCGCCGGCCCGGATAAGGTGCCGCTGTACGTCCACATGGACAAGGTTCTCGGGCGGATCGGCGAGGGGCTGCACATCGACAAGTCGCTGATCCCCGACGACGACGAGCGCAAGGCGATCGGCGACGATCTCGCGGAGCAACAGATGCAGGCGATGGCCGCGCAGGCGGTCCAGACGGCCGCGCCCAACGTAATCGAAGGAGCCTTGGCAGCATGACGCAAGCGGCAATCAACCGGCGCGAGGCGCAGCCGCTCGGCTCGCTCGGCGGCATGGATGGCTGGGAAAGCCTCGAGGCGATGTTCGCGCCGCAGCCGGCTCGCCCCGTCCACGGCCAGCCCGGCGATGAGATGTCGCTCTTCCTTGCGCGGATGGCGCGGGAGGCGCGAGGCCGCGAGCTCGTGGAATGGCTGATGGACATCACGTTCCGCCAGCCCTTCCGCGCTACGGGGCGGACCTTTGAAGAAACCGCGCTCCTCGCCGCGACCCGGCAGGGGATCGAGGGCGTCGGCGAGGTGATCCTCTCCGCGCTCGCCCATGGCGAAAGCCTCCTTCAGCAACGGGAACAGGAACAGGCCCGATGAGAAACCTCCTCGACCGCATTCTTCGCGCACCGGACGGCGCCGGCGGCGGCGCTCCTCCGGCCGCCGCCGCTTCCGCTCCTCCGGCGGCGGCAGCTCCGGCCGCGCCTGCCGCAGGTGCTCCGGCCGCTGGCGAACCGCCAGCCGCGCCGCCGGCGGGTGGCCCGGCCGCGCCGCCGGCAGGGTCTGCGCCGTATCGTCCCGACGGTCTCGCCGAACAGTTCCACGGCGAGAGCGACCAGCAGACGATCGACAAGCTCTTCCAGGCGATGAACGCACGCGGCGAGGTGCCGGCGGACGTGGCCGCCTACAAGGATTACGGCGATGTCGACGAGGCACTGAAGCCGTACTATGCGACGCTCGAGCAGGACGGGCTCTTCGACGCGATCGCCAACAAGGCTCGGGATCTCGGCGTCAGCAAGGCCCAGATGCAGGGCCTTCTCTCCGCCTACATGGGCGGTGCCGCCGAGATGGGTCTCCTCGAGCCGGTGATCGATGTCGCGGCAGAGCGAACCGCGCTCCTGCCCGATGCCGCCAAGTCCCTGCCGAAGGCCGAGCAGGATCGGGCCATCGACAAGCGGATGAACGACAATCTCGGCTGGGTCGAACAGATGGTGCAGCGCGGCCTTCCGGCCGACGCCGCCAAGCACATGACCATGATGCTCGGCGACACGGCCGACGGTCACAAGGCGATCGAGTTCTTTCGCTCGCAGATGACGGGCGCCGGCGATCCGCGCCCAGTGGGTGCCGGCCAGGCGGCACCGGGCGGGACGGCGGCGGCCGACCTTCAGAAGCGGGCGACGATGCCGGAGAACACACCGGGAAACGCTAAGTTCGACAAGGTCAGCTACGACAAGCTGCAGGCCGATTACATCGCCGCCTATCCGGGCGACTGATCGCACTTAAGGCGGCCCCGCAGCCGCCATTCTCGGATCGCTACCGGACGGTCGCGATCCCAAGACGGGCGGTTCTGCCGCCCGTCCGGTTCCCCGGCCCTCGGTGATTTGTCGTCATCGTTCAACGAGGGTTATTTTTATGACGATCTTGGCTCCCCTTTGGTATCGCGAAAAGATCCGGGACATGGTCCGGGCGCGGTATCAGTCGATGGGTGGCTTTCTCGACGGCACCATGACGCGCGGCGATGGCGGCGCGGGCGTGGTGAAGTTCCCGATCATCGGGCGCGTCGAGAGCTACGAGCTCTCCGGCTCCATCCAGAAGATCCAGAACACGAACCCGGACCTTTCCATGGTCCAGGTCACTATGCGCGACTTCGAGGCGTCGGCCTGGATGCGCGTCCAGGACGCTCGTCGGCAGGGTCCGAACGAACAGGCGGCCGTTGGCAAGATGCTGACCGCCGCGATTCGCCGTCGCCGCGACAACCTGAAGACGGAAGCGCTCGATGCGTTCGCCAACAGCGGGGCCGGCGTCAAGACGATCGGCGACGGTTCGAAGGTCATCGACATTCTGCCGTTCCTCGAAGGCCATTCCCAGATCCGGGGTGCCGGTGCCGAAGAGGACGTTTGGGCGCTCATCACCGAAGCGATGTTCGACCAGATGATGATGTACAAGGAATTCGCCAACGCCGACTATGTCGGCCCGGATCTGCCGTTCGCGAAGTCGACGGCGGTCCGCAAGAAGACTTGGCGCAGCATCCACTTCATCACCATGCCCGACGAACACTTCACGTTCGGGACGGGTGCGTACGGCACCGGCACGGACGGCAACGGCTTCAACGTCAACGGCTACATCGACACGTTCATGTGGGCGACGGATGCCATGGGCAACGAAGCCGAGTGGGATCAGGAAACGCCCTCGATCACCACGCATGCCGACTACGAGGGTACGCCGATGCTCGCCAAGGTCGGCCTGTCCGGCGCTTCGGTCGGCATTCTCCCCGAAGGCGTGAAGCGCATCCGCGTCAAGGCGCAGGTTGCGCCGCAGCGTATCGCCGCCTGATCGGCTGACACTCGCGGCGCGGCATCCGCGCCGCCTCTTCTCCCATCCCAAGTCAGGAGGCTTCGATGCCACTCAACATCAAGGCGCTGTCGCGCTTTGCGACCAGCGATCGCGGGTCGCGCAACCAGGCCAACTCCTATGTCTATTCGACGGCGGACGCGGCCGCGACCGTTTCGGCGGCAGGCTATTTCGACGGCGCGGCGGCGAAGTGCAACCTGAAGAAGGGTGACCGCTTCTATTGCTCCGTCGCGGTCGACGGCACGCCCGCCAAGCTCGACCTCATCGTGACGGCGGTCGCCTCGGGCGTCGTCACGGTCGCGTCGTAAGGGCAGGGCGGCGCCATGGGCCAGCACATCGACAAGGCGACGATCGTCAATCGGGCGCTGGTCCGCATCGGCCAGGCGCCGTCCTTCTCCCTGGACGACGAGAACTTCGCCAACGGCTCGATCGACGGCATCTGGCCCGATTGCGTCGCGCGCTGTTTCAGCCTTCACGACTGGACGTTCGCGCGGCGGACACGACGGCTGACGCGCGTTGCCGGTGAGAACGAGAGCGGTTGGCCCTATGCGTTCGATCTGCCCGGCGACCGGCTGGGGCCACCGCTGAAGATCCTGCGCGCGGTGTTCCCGCAAGACGCTGTGATCCGCGACTATGCGATCGAGGGCAACCAGCTCTATGCCAGCGAACCGGAGGTTTGGGCGCGCTGCAAGGTCGACGTGGATCCCGCCGCCTGGGATGCCGCCTTCCGCTCGGCCTTCATCACGGCACTGGCCGCACGCCTCGCGGTGCCGATGCAACAGGACGAGGGCCTTGCCTCCGAGCTCGAGGCGATGGCGTTCGGATCGCCCGCGCAAGGCGGCACGGGCGGCGAGTTCGGCCGCCTGATCGCGCAGGACCGCGCCGCCGGCCCGATCTCGTCGCCGCTCCTGCGCAACGATCCGCTGACCGAGGCGCGGTATTCCTGATGGTCGCGCGCGCCGGGACCGGCCAGCAGAGCATGAACGCCGGCGAGCTCTCGCCGGAGCTCGCGGGCCGCGTCGACATCAAGCAGTATTATTCGGCTGGGCTCCGCTTCCTGAACATTGAACCGGTGGCGCAGGCCGGTTTCCGCAACATCGGCGGCACGCGCGCGGTCCGCCCGACGGAAACGCCTTGGCGGCCCCGCTTCTGGCGGCTGAAACAGTCGCGGTCGAAAAGCTTCCTGATTGCCGTGGTGCCGTTCCGCATCGACATCTTCGAGGGCACGGTGCTGCGGGCGCAGATTGCCACCGGTCTGACGCCGGAAATGGCCGCCGAGTGCTCGCTCTACCTCGAGGGCGACACGGTCGGGATCTTCCATCGGAACTTGCGGTCCCTTCGGCTCCTACGCCGGAGCGATACCGTTTGGGAGCTCGGCGACTGGCCCTATTCGAAGATCCCCGAACAGGATTACGGCGCCGGCTACCCGAAGACGAACGATGTCTGGAACCTCTGGATCCGCTGGGCGCAAGGCGACACGGCCAACGCGGCTTCCATCAGCTTGACGGTGGACGGCGAGACGATCGCAACGCAGACGACCGCGTTGCCCGTCCAAAGCGCCAACGCCGTCGTCTGGAAAGACTTGGCGGACCGGCTGCAGGCCGAGCTTCAGGCCCTGCCGTCGCTCGGGCCGGGCGTTACGGTGACCCCGGCCGTGACCGGTCCGGGCTTCCAGATCCTCGACGTGGTGTTCGGCGGCGCTCTCTCGGGCGTCGAATACCAGCTCACCGCCCAGGTCGTGAACACGGCGTCGGTTTCGGTGCTGCCGTCGCACACGGGCGTCGGCAAGACAGGCGGCGAGCCGCTGATCTCCGACGGCCGGGGCTGGCCGGGCGTCGTCTCGATCGTCCAGGACCGGCTTGTCTATGCGAACCTCAATTCGCGGCCGTCGGCGCTGCTCATGTCGCAGACGGCCGAGTATTTCAACATCAACACCAAGGCACAGCGCGACGACGGGGCGAAGCTGGAAGCCCTACGCACAAACAGCGCGGAGGAAATCCTCCATGTGAAGTCGTCGCAATACCTCCTCGTCTTCACGGACGAGGCCGAATATTTCGCGACCAACCGCGAAGTGAAGCGGACGGACCCGTTGAATTTCGTCGAGACCGGGCGCAACGGCCTGACCCCCGGCACCTGGCCGGAGGACATAGAAAACCGCGTCTACTTCGTCGGCCAGCGGGGCGGCGTCCTGTTCTCCACCGCCTATGACGATCTCTCGAGCGCCTTCACGGCGCGTCAGGAATCGTTGCTCGCCTCGCACCTGATCGACGACGTGGTGATGACGGCGTTACAGCGCGGCACCGACGACACGGACGCGCCCCGCCTCTGGCTCCTGCGCGGCGACGGGCGGCTGATCGGCGCCAGCATCATCCGCGACCAGGACATCACCGCGTTCTTCGAATACGACGTGGGCGATCCCATCCGGTCCATCGGCGTCGATGCCGACAACAACCTGTGGCTCGCCGTCGATCGCCCCTACGGCCAGTATTACGAGATCCTCGAGCCGAGCTCCTACCTGGTGTCGGCCATCGGGCGCACGTCGAACGCGGATGGTTTCGCCTTCGACCTGCCGCACGCCGACGGAACACAGGTCTGGATCGAGACCTATACCGGTTACACGGATGGGCCGTACGTCGTCACGTCGGGCTTCATCCGCACGCCGTATCGATCCACCGGCATGTCCATCGGACGTTGGGTGCCGCCCCGCTGGCAGTCGATGCCGCGCGTTCTCGTCACCCGCAACGACCAGGTCGTGCGTCGCCCCGGCCGCATCCACACCGTCAAGGCCAACATCCTCGGCACGATGTCGATCGCGATCGGCGCCAACAACACGCCGCCGCGCGACGTGGCGTTGCTGCGCACGTCCGATCCCACGGACCAGCCGATGGCCGCCAAGACCCAGCTCGTCACCGTCGCAGGGATCCCCGGCGTCGTCGAAGACACCACGGCCGTCATCACCCAGACGCGGCCCGGCCCATTGCGCGTGCGCGATCTCACTTTCGAGGAGAAACTCTGATGGCCCCGATCGCGGCGGCAATCGTCCCGCTTTTCAGCAGCGTCGGCTCTGCGCTCGGCATCGGAGGCACGGCTGCCGCCGGTGCCGCCGGTGCGGCCGCCGGCATCGGCACGCTCGGCTCGACGATCGGCAGCATCCTTGCCGGCACGGCCACCCTCATGTCGGTCAGCGCGGCGAACGATGCGGCCAAGCTCGACGCCACGAACCTCGAGCTGCAGGCGCAGGACGCGATCATGGAGACCGCGAACGAGACGCTGCAAGGCGTTTCCCGGCGGTCCTCGATCAAACGCGAGCTGATGGACAGCGTCGGATCGCAGGCGACGGCCTATGCCGCGTCCGGCGTCGACCTCTCCTTCGGCACGCCGAACCAGGCGCGCACGGAAGCGTATCGGCAAGCGGATCTCGGCCTCGAGACTTCGACGGCAACCGAACGCGGGCGCATCGCCCGCCTCGAAGAGCGCGCCTCGAACCTCAAGACGCAAGCGGTCTCGACGCGCCGCGCGGCAAAGAAAACCGGCGCCATCGCGATCCTGCAGGGTGCCTCCCGCATCGGATTGAGGGGCTGACATGGCTAACAAGCGGCCCAGCGAAGTCACCTATCGGCCACTCCGGGTCGATCCGATCATCCAGGACGGGCTTCTGCGCGTCGATCGCCCGGATGGCGGGCCGGAACGGCGCGTCGCCGAGGCGTTCGGTCGTCTCGCCTACCAGGCCGACCAGGTCGCCGACGACTTCGCGCAGGAAGAGGGGCGGCGCGCCGGCGAGCGGAACGCCTTGGCGAACGGGCCGCGTCCGTCGGAGATCTCCGGCGGCGTCAGTTCGACCTATGAGCCGGGCTCGATGGAGCCGATGGCCTATTCCGGCGGTGGCGGCGAGTCACAGCGCGTCGCCAGCGGCGGCGGCGACCTCGAGACGCGCGGAAAGTACATTTATGACGGTCTTCGACAGCGCGGCTTGAGCCATGTCGCGGCGGCCGCCGGTGTCGGTCATGCCCGTCAGGAAAGCTCGTTGAACGCGGCGGGGCCGGACGGGGACAAGGGAACGTCCTCCGGCCTGTTCCAATGGCGGAACGAGCGTCGGACGGCACTGCAGAACTTCGCCCGCGCGCCGCGCTATGCCGAGCAGGGGAAGAGCTGGCGCGATACCGACGTGCAGTTGGATTTCTTCGTCGACGAACTGAAGACCAAGGAAAAGCTCGCCTGGAACCGCCTGCAGGCCGCCACCGACATCACATCGGCGACCGAGGCGCTGATGCATTTCGAGCGCCCGCAGCACTACACGGCGAGGGCGCCGCGTCGCGGTCACGGCTGGGACAACCGGCTTGCGAACGCACGTTGGGCGTCCGCCTTCGGTAGCGATAGCGCTCCGGCGCCGTCGGCCATCGCGGCCAACCCGGCTCCCGGCCCCGCGCCGGCGGCAACCGCGCTTTCGGCGACGCCGGCGGCGACGGGTGCGGCGGCCGCCATCGAAACGATCGCGCCCCGCGACGGGACCGCTCCGGCACCCGCGAGCACGGCCGCCGCCGTCGCGCCGGCCAGCACGGCGCCGGCCATCCCGCCGGAGAGCGTTGGGCCGCCGTCGGTGACGCGCGTCGTCGAGCCGATGACCGCACGCGGGGGCGGTGGCGGTTTCCGTCCGACGGGCTCGATGACCATTCGCGGCCGGGCCTATGACGCGGCGGGCACCCGGACTTACCTCGAGCAGCTCGACAACACGATCCGCGCCGACACGGACGAGGTCTATCGCAAGTTCAAGGATGACCCGGCAGCGCTAGACAACGCGTTCGGGGCTTTGCGCACCGTCCACATGCAGGACCACGTCTTCCCGGAGGTCGCGGCGGATTACGATCGCACCTTCTCGTCGGTGACGCGAGCGTATCGGACGCAGGCACGGGACGATGCCGACCGGCGCGTGCTGCAACAGGACCGGGCGGACTTCCTCACGCGATCGCAGGAAATGGAGACGATGACGGCGCGGTCCGTCGAGGCGTTCGATCCGTCGAACGCCGACGCCGGCGCTGCCGTGGCGTCCGCGCAGGCCGCCTCCGACGCCCATTTCGACAGCGCCGTGGCGCGTGGGATCCTCGATCCCGACGATGCGGTCCGTGCCAAGATCGCCAGCCGCCGCAACACCGCCGTCGGCTTCTATGGCCGGCAGGCATCCGCCCTGACGTCGCCGGAGGAGGTCACGGCGCTCAAGGAAAAGATGCGCGCCGACTTCGCCGCTGGCGGACTGGATGGTCTCGACGGCGACGGCTGGGCGCAACTCGAGGCGACGTTCGACCGCACCGCCAACGAAAAGCAGCGCGTGGCGCAGGAGGCCGGGCGCAGCCTGAAGGCACGCGGCGACGCCATGGCGGAAAGCGTGGCGCGCGGCTTCGAGGTCGACGCCGGCGAGATGGGGCGCTTCCTGCTCGATCGCCGGACCGCGACGGACGGTCCCCAGATCGTCGATCGCACCATCGAGAAGATCGGCGCGGCGCGGATCCTGCGGGACAAGCCGTTAAGCGCGGCCGAGACCTATGTGCGCGGCCTCGAGCGCGATCCCGCTGCGGTGTCGTCGGGCACCGCGGACTTTGCCCGCGCCGAGCTCGAGCGCATGCAGACCGCCGCCAAGACGGACCCCATCGGGCTCGCCGAGCGCAAGGGACTTCTGCCGCCGGAGGAAGGGACGATCGTCGAGGCCGCATCGCCCGAGGATCTCGCGGCCCGGATCCAGCAGCGGACGATGCGGGCCGAGGCGGCGGCCGAGCATTTCGGGGTGACGCCGAAGTATCTCAAGCCCGAAGAGGTCGCCGCGATCCGTGGCTTGGTCGACCAGGATCCGGCGCGCGCCGCGCAGCTCGCCGCCGGGATCGTCGGCGGGGGCGGCGCGAAGGCGGGCCAGATCCTTGCCGAGCTAAAGGAAGACGCGCCGGCGATCGAGCAGGCGGGCGTCATCCTTGCCGGCGGCGGTTCCGATCGCGCGGCCCGCGACGTTATCGTGGGCTATGGCATTGGCGCCGACGGCAAGAAACTCCCGGAAGTGATGAAGGACACACAGCGGGCCGAGATCGCGCGCTCGACCTTCGGGGCCGCGTTCGCGGGATCGCCGGCGGATGCGACGCGCACGATCGCGGCGGCCGAGGCGATGACGCGAGCGCGCGTTGCGCAAAGCGGCCTCGATCCGAAGTCCGACGCCGTGCGGCCTATCTTCGAGCAGGCCTTGCAGGAGGCGGCGGGCGCCCGCTTCGAAGCCGGCGTCCAGTATGGTGGCCTGGTCACGGTCCCGGTCGGCGGCGTCTGGGGCTTCGGCGCCGATCGCCCGACCGTCGTGGTGCCGCCGACGATCCGCGCCGATTGCTTCGCCGATGTTGTGGACGCTCTGCGCGACACGGACCTGGTCCCGATCGAGGAGCAGCGCTCGCGCGCCGGCGTTCGGTATTTCTCGGCGCCGCCGGTGCGCGAGAACGGCAAGCCCTACAGCGCGGCCGACGTGAAGGCGGCAACGCCCGTGGCGGTCGCCGGCGGCTATCGCTTCGCCTTCGGCGATCCGAGCTCGGAGGATCCGCAATGGATCCGGGGCGCCGACGGCAAGCCCTTCCTGATCGCCTTCGACGCCATGAAACCCATTCTCGAGGCGCGCGTGCCGGGGGCCTACCGATGAGCATCTTTCAGCATCAGCCGCCCGACGACGCGCCCGGCCGCGCCGTGACATTCGGCGATCCGGCGGGCTTCAGTGCCGGCCCGCTCGAGTATCTGCCAGGCGTCGCGCTCATGCGTCAGGAGGCCAACCTCGTCGGAGATCTCCTCGACGGCGACGGCCGGTCACGCATGGCGGAGCTCTACTCTGCCAACGACCAGGCTCAGACCTTCATCGACAACACGTATTCGCGGGAGGACGCTCGCCTCGAGGCGTACCGCCGCCGGATCGCCAAGATTCATGAGGCAACCGGGGTTCAGCTTTCGAACCCGATGGATCTCGCCAAGATCGACGCGGTATCGGATGGCCCCATCGCGATCCCGGATTTCCTCGGCTTTGGCGAGGCGCGTCGCGATCGGACGCAAGCCGAGTTCGACGCGTTTCGAACGAAGCTCGACGAGATGCGCGGTCAGTTCCCCGAACATGCCGCTCTGTTCGATGCCGATTTTGACCCGGAAACGCAGGCGATCGCCACGGGCGCCGACGCCCGGCGCAAGCGGGCGGACGCTGGCGCCGAAGATCTCTCCGGGGTCTCGCGCCTGGCGGCGACGTTCGCCGGCGCGGTGCGGGGCTCGCTGCGGGATCCGCTTCAGGTCGCAACGCTGTTTCTCGGTGGCGGTGCCGGCGTCGCCAAGGGCGTCGTCGGCCGCATTGGGCAAACCGTGCTGACGGAAGCCGTCATCAATGCTGGCGTCGAGGCGGCGGTGCAGACGCGGGCGCAAGAGTGGCGCCGCGAGAACGGGCTCGAAAGCGGCGTCGTGCCGGCGCTGAAACAGGTCGGCATGGCCGGTCTCTTCGGCGGGGCCTTCGGCGGCCTGGTCCAGAGCGGCCGCGAGGTCGCCCGCGTCTTCGGCGTCACCGACAAGGCTGGCGTTGAGGCGATTGAGCGCGTCGCGACCGGAGACATGCGGGCCGGCGATCTCGAGGACGTGGCGAAGCGCCTCGGTGTCGAGGCGGATCCGGCGGAAGCGCGCGTCGCGGCGATCGCCAGCGAGCAAGGCCGCCTCGACGATGCCGCGTTCGGCGAGGTGCCGAAGGGGATCACGGCGGACGAGGCGGCCCGACTTCGAAGCGACGCGGTGCGCGCGCTCGAGACGGAAGGTCCACCACCCGGCGGCCCCGTGGTCAAGGCCGAACGCGACCCGGCCGAGAACCGGATCCTGTCGGAAGCTTTGCCGGGCACAGACCGGATCGAGGTGAAGGGGCGCCCCGTCACGTTCGAGCGCTTCGACCCCGACGCGATCGGCACCGACGCCGTCGCCTACCAGTACAAGGGCGGCGGCGACGATGCCGGCGTGACCGACCGGCTGAAGGGCGTGAAGCGGTGGGACGCCACGGCGTCCGGCAAGGTGATGATCCACGAGCGCAGCGACGGCGCCCGGTTCATCGCGGACGGACACCAGCGGCTCGGCCTCGCCCGGCGGCTGAAAGGCGAGGGCGATGGTTCGGTGCGCCTCGACGGCTACCTGTTCCGCGAGCGCGACGGCTGGACGGCCGAGGACGTGCGGGCGATGGCCGCCAAGAAGAACATGCAGGAGGGATCCGGTGAAGCGATCGACGCCGCCCGCGTGATGCGCGATCGGCCCGACCTCCTCGACGACGGCTTGCCGATGTCAGGCGCCATGATGCGCCGGGCGACAGCTCTGGCGCGCCTGTCGGACGATGCTTGGGGGATGACGGTCAACGGGGTGATTGACCAGAACCATGCGGCGCTTGTCGGAGAGCTCGTTGCGGATCCGCGCATGCATGCGGCCGCGATCGCGGATCTCGCCAAGTTCGATCCCGAGACCGACCGGGCGGCTCGGATGCTGCTCGAGGAGGTGATGGCGAGCGGCGTCCGGCAGGAAACGCAGACTGACATGTTCGGCACGTTCGACCTGACCAAGACGCTGATCGGCGAGCGGGTGAAGGTGCTCGACGCGGCGATGAAGGTGCTGCGACAGGATAAGCGCCTCTTTGCCATGCTCGGCGAGCGCGCTGACGTGATCGAGGCCGCCGGTAATGCGCTCGATGCCGCCGGGAATGCGTCGCGCGCGGTCACGGCGGAGACCGTGGGCGCGATCGTCGATCGGATGGCGCGATCACGTGGACCCGTGTCGGACGCGCTCACGGAGGCCGCACGGCGGTTTGCAGGCGGATCGAACGCCAGCCGGGAAGCCCGCGCCTTCATCGGCGACATTCAGGCGGCGATCGAGCGCGATGGGCTCCCGGCACTCCTGTCGCCGCCCGAGCCGCAGCTTGCGGCCGCGCGAGCGGTGGAGCCCGCGACGCGCGAGGCGGAAGATCTGGCCGGCCTCTTCCCCGACGAGCGGCCCCATCGTGCTCCGCCGAGCCGCGTCCTCGATGTCGAGCCGATCGGCACGGGACCGGCAGGGCCGGTCTATCCACGCGAGCCGTTCGCCGACAACTGGACGGCGGCCGTCGACTTCTTGTCACGCCGGCGGGATGGCGAGATCGCTGGATTGCTGTCGCATCCCGACGTGGGGCCGATCGATGTCATCTGGGGACGGTACGATGCCGCAAGGGACAACGGACTGGGCCTTGCCAAGATCGCCGAGAAGCATCCCGAGGTCCTCGAGGATCTCCCGTCGATCCTCGCCGGCACGACGGTCAAGACGAGGAGCGAGAACCGCATCCTGTTGGAGAACTCGACGCATAAAGCCGTGATCCGCCTGACCTATGACGGAGAATCCAAGACCTGGCTGATGACGGCTTATGAGAAAGGTCGGCGCGGCGGGGAGACGACTGACCGCCCCACCGGTTTCCAGGAAAGCGGACACAGCTCTCTTTCCTCGCCAACCGGCTCCAATATAGCGACGCCCGACGCCGAAGGCCAGTCCTCGCTTTGGGACGCCATTCCCGACGGGACAACACACGAGGGCAGTCCCAAATTCATCGGAAGAAATGCCGACGACGAAGACGTATTTGAGGCCGCCAATGGCATTCGCCAAGTTCGCGGGTTCGACGGCATGTTTCAGCAGGAAGATCGGGCCCTCACGGCTGATGAGTTCGGCCGCTCAATGCTGATATCCTTCGATCGGTCGGGCACTCGGTGGGACGTTGTCACGCCGTCGACCGACGCGACGCGAGGCGAGAGCGAATTGAGCCTGTGGGACGCCATTCCCGACGGGACCGATGCGGACGGCGCCACCGTCTACGTCTCGCCGTCCGACCTCTTCGCGCGGGCCGAGCGCGACGACGATTTCGGCCTCCTGGTCGCCAACTGCAAGGTCTGATCCATGCCCTTCATCGACTGCCTGAACTCCGCCATCGAGCAGGGCGCGATCACGCGCGCCGAGGGCGAGGCGCTCAACCGCGACTTCGAGACGAAGTATGCGCAAAAGAAACTGCAGCTCGGCGACGACGGGGCCGCACAGGCGGCGAAGGACGAGCTGGCGCGGGAACTGAAGGCGCAGGCGATCGAGAAGCGCCGGCGGGCCGTCCTGACGGAAAAGGCGCGGGTGCGGCTCAAGGATCGGTTGCTCGGCTACCGCGACGAGCAGGGGCGCCCCGACGTTTACGAGGCCGCCGTGCAGACGCTGTCGCATTATGGCTATGCCGGCGCCGAGAGCGTGCGCGGCCGCGAGGAGGCGATCGTCTCCATGGCGCACGGCAAGCTGACGGACCTGATGACGGCGACGAGCCGCAGCTTGCTTCGAGGTCGTCGAACGGCAAGCGCCGGCCTGGTGCGCGACATCGTGCGCGAGCTGCACGGCGAGGCGTCGGCCGACGCGACGGCCAAGACGTTCGCCGGAGACCTGTCGCGCGTCTTCGAGGATCTCCGCAACCGGTTCAACGCCGCCGGCGGGGCGATCCCGAAGCTCGACGGATGGGGTCTGCCGCATTCGCACAACGGCCTCGCCGTGCGCCAGGCGGGCCGCGAGGCTTGGAAAGAGTTCATCAAGCCGCTGGTCGATCCGGACAAGATCCTGCATCCGTTGACGGCCGAACCGGTGGGCGTTGCCGGTCTCGACAAGGCGTTGGACCACGTCTTCGAAAGCATCACGACGACGGGTTGGGCGCACCATGCGCCGCAGATGAAGGGCGTCGGCGCCGGCTCGCTGGCGACCCAGCGGCAGGAGCATCGCTTCCTCGCCTTCAAGTCGGCCGACGACTGGATGACGTACAATCAGAGCTTCGGCGGCGGCGACCCGGTGCAGGCCATGTTCCGGCACATTAATGGCATGGCGAAGGACATCGCCGCGCTCGAGGTGCTCGGCCCGAACCCGAACGCCATGATGCAATGGATGGTCCAGGGCGTGCGCTCGGAGATCGCGAAGGGCGATGTCGGGCGCGCATCGATGGCGCGGATCGCCGGCGACATGGCGAAGTGGGCGCGCGGAACGGAGCCGGGTGCCTTCGCCGAATGGCGGCTGCAGGCGCTCTATGCCGAGTTGCGCGGCGGGCCGAACGTCGCGTCGGGCGTCGCCACCGCCACGGCGACCGTCAAGAACCTCATGAACTCGGCGCTGCTTGGCGGCGCAGGCGTCACGGCCGCGCTGACCGACCCGTTCGTGGCGCAGGCATCCCGTCGGCTCGCCGGCCTGCCCGTGGTGAAGGATATGGGCGCCATGCTGAAGATGCTGAAAGCATCGAACCGCGAAGAGATCCAGCGCGCCGGTGTCATCTGGGACGATTACCTGCACGCGATGGAAGGCGAGGCGCGGTTCACCGGGCCGATGCTCGGCCACACCTGGTCGCAATATCTCGTCGATCGTTCGATGATGCTCAACGGGCTGAAGCCGCTGACCACGGGGCGAAAGCTCGTCGAGGCGCGCGCCTGGCAAGCGACGATCGCCGACCATGCGGGGACCGACTTCGGCAAGCTACCGGAGCGCCTGCGCGTGACGATGGAAGGCTTCGGCATCGACGCGGCCGATTGGGAGGTCATGCGGGCCAGCGTCGATCCCGCCGGCTTCGTCACGCCGATGTCGATCGCCAACGGCGGCGGCGAGGTCCGGTATCTTGCGGCCGGGCCGGATGGGCCGCTTGTCGACGCCGAGCTGATGGCGGAAGGCAAGGCACTCCGTCATCGCGAGGTCGCCGAGAAGCTGGCCGAAATGACCGCGGCGTGGTCGGAGCGGGCGACGCCGGGCGGCACGCCGAACGCGCGATCCTTCGTGACGGGTCCAGTGGCGCGCGGCACGTTCCTTGGCGAGTTCGCCAACTTTGCGATGCAGTTCAAAAGCTTCGGCCTGTCCTTCACGACGCTGCAGCTCGAGGCGTTGCAGCGGATCACGGCGATGCAGTCGGGCGGTAAACAGGCGGCTGCCGGGTACTTCGCGGCGATGGCGATCTCGCTGACGATCGGCGGTGCCATGTCGAACCAGATCAAGGGCCTCCTCGACGGCAAGGATCTCGAGGACATGAGCACCGGCAGTTTCTGGTTCAAAGCATCGATGACTGGCGGCGGGTTCGGCCTGTTCGGCGACTTCGTGAACTCTTCGTCGAACCGCTTCGGCGGCGGCGTCGCCGATACCGTGCTCGGCCCCGGTTGGAGCTTCCTCTCCGACGCGGTCGGTCTCGGCGTCGGCCTGCCTCTGCAGGCGGCCTTGGGCGAGAAGGTCAATCCCGGCCGCAAGGCGGTGGACTTTGCGGGTCGGTATACGCCGGTGGTCGCTTCGAATTGGGCGACGCGCGGCGGGTATCGCCGCCTGGTCCTCGATCAGCTCCAGTGGCTCGTCGATCCCGACGCCGACAAGAGCTTCAAGGCCAAGGCGTCCGGCCTGAAGGGGCGCACCGGTCAGGAATACTGGTGGGCGCCCGGACAGGTCGAGCCGGGCAGGGCGCCGGCGATCGCCGCGCCCCCGGAGCCACGCAATTAAGGCGAGCGGCGCGACCGCATTCTGGCCGGGTTCAACGAGGACCCGGCTGTGACCAATCCCTATCCGCTGCCCCGCCAGACGCGCGAGACGGGCACGATCGAAGGCGACGGCCGGGCGACCTACGGGCCGTTCGATTTCCGCGTCTGGGATGCGGCCGATGTCGTGGCCCGCGTGCTGCGGCTCGGCGAGGTCGGCTATGCCCTCGAACCGATCTTCGCCGAGAAGGTCGGCGGCCAGCCCTTCGACTATTTCACCGTCCGCTTCGCGACGCCGCTTAAGGCTGGCGACGTGGCGATCGTCCAGTCGCGCCGCCTGCAGGAGCGATCCACCGATGTCACGCGAGGCGGCGCGATCTCAGGCGTCGCGCTCGAGCGCGAATTTTCCGTCATCGGGACCGTGCTGCAGGAGTTGCGGCGCGACATCAACAATTTCGACGGGCTCGGCGTCGGCGGTGGCGCCGGCATCGTGACGATCAACGACGTGGTCGGCCTCGTGCCCGTGCTGGCGGCGAAGGCATCGGTCTCGGCCGTTCAGGCATTGTCCGCCAGCATCGTCAGTCTGGCGTCTCGGACGATCGTCGGCGCGGGGCTCGCCTCCGCGTCGGTCGCCAGCCTGGTCACCACGGTTACGGTGCCGATCGCGACGCGGGCGCAGGCCGAAGCCGGCATCCTGAACGATGTGGCGATGACGCCGCAGCGGGTGGCGCAGGCGATTGCCGCGATCGGCGGCGGAGGCGGTGGCGAGACCGACCCGGCCGACGCGGCCGCTATCGTGCGCACGCCGACCCTGTTCGAGAAGACCGACGCCACGACGCTGTCCCGCCTATTCTATGCGGACGGTGGGGGGCAGGACATCCACGCGCAGAAGCTCGTCAGTGCGCGGATCGCCTTTAACTCCGACAACGACCGCGAGGTGTCCTCCTTCCACATCCGCACCGTGTCGGAAGGGAGCGCCCTCAACGGTCCACGATCGGCGACGCTCGCCGCGTCGATCTCGCTTTTTAAGGAAGGTTTCGGCACGGGCACCGCACGCGGTGGCGAGATGGACGGGCTTTACATCGTCGTCCGCCAGGACGGTCCTCGCGTCAATTCCCCGGAGACGGACGCCAAGAGCCCGAACCGCTCCGACGCGTGCGGGATCCTGATCGATGCTGCCTTCTTCGATAAGACCGGCTTCACCGGCGGGATCGAAGGCGCGACCACGCTTCTGTCGGGGACAGGCGGTGGAAACAAGGCCCGTTTGAGCTACCAGATCGGCTGTATGAACGCCGCGACTGGCACGGACCGTATCGACTCCATTGGTCTCTATGCCGCCGCCACGGTCGGGAAAAACTCCGTCGGTCTCCTGTTGAACAACTTCGAGAGCACTGGCGGGTATTTCGATAAGTTCATCGAGTGCGGCAACGATAGCGGGCAGATCTTCAGCGTCGATCGCTTTGGCACCGTCTCTTTCGGCAAGCTTCGCAACGACGGCTATACGCTCGACGCCAAGATGCACATGACGTTGCAGGCGGACGCGTCGCTCGGGTGGGTCAATAGCAACAAATCCGTCCAGATCATGAGCCTCGATCAGGGCGGGAATTTGAGCGTTTTTGCAGGTCTCTCAGCCGCGAACATGTCGACGGTCGGTAACGTCGCCGCCGGTGGGAAGGTCATCGCGACCAGCGGTTTTCAGGGGCGCATGATCAATCTGACACCCGGCGCCTATGAGTTCTCGGCGTCCCAGCTCGGCAACTACAAGCGCGGCGACATTTTCATCGGCGCTGGCGGGCGCCCCCGCATCTGCACCGCCGACGGCACCCAGCCCCTGTTTCTCTACACAACCAGTTCGTGAGGATGACGATGAAGCGAGATTTCCGCATTGCCCTGTACACGTTCAGCGGTGCGCCCATGTCGCTGCGCAACGACGCCGAGGGCCAGCCGGTCCCGGCGACGGTTGGCGACATCGCGATCGAGGCGTTGACCAGCCCGAAGATCGAGAACGGCCAGCCCCAGACGATGACCGGGATCGACCACGTCAAAGCCTATTCGCTGGCACAGCGGATCTTCGAAGCCACCGATGATGTCGAACTGACGGTGGAGGAGGTGATGCTCATCAAGACGCGCGTCTCGGAGCACTACGTCCAGCCCCTCCTGGTCGGGCAAGTGCTTCTCCTGCTCGAGGACGGCGAGCGCAATTGAGGCCCTTCGGGGCGTCTTATTCTGTGGCCATCGACAACCGGGATCCGACCGATGGCCGCCGAGAACTACGCATCCTCGCTTTCGCGCATTCTCGTCCACGAGGGCGGGTTCTCCAATCACCCGAAGGATCCCGGCGGGGCGACGATGAAGGGCGTGACGCAGCGCGTCTATGACGCGTACCGCCAGCGCAAGGGCCTTACCACCCGCACGGTGCGCTCGATCACGAGCGCCGAGCTCGCCGAGATCTACAAGACGCAATACGCCAACGCTGTGCGCTTCGACGCCCTGCCGATCGGGTTGGACCATGTCCAGTTCGACGGCAGCGTGAACTCCGGTCCGGCGCAATCGAACAAGTGGCTGCAGCGCGCGCTTCAGCAACTCGGCCTCTACCGAGGCGGAATCGACGGTGTGATTGGTAACGGCACACTCGAGGCCGTCAACCAGGTCAACGACGTGGACGCGCTTATTGCTCGCATCTGCGAGATCCGCAAGGCGTTCCTCCGGGCGTTGAAGACCTTCCCGACGTTCGGCCGTGGGTGGGTCGCCCGCGTCGACCAGGTCGGCGATGCCGGGCAGGATTGGGCGCAAGGCTCGGTGCCTTCGGATACCAACCTCGTCTATGTCGCCGGTATGGAGCGCAAGGCGCTGGTTTCGGACGCCGCGCTCCCGGCCGTGCCGGTGAGCGGTCCGACGGTCGGCGCCGCCGGCGGCAGTCTCGGCCTGATGCTCGAGGGCGCCCGCCAGTCGATCGAGCCCTATGCCGGTGTCTCGTCCTTCGTCGGCAACGTGCTGGTCGGCCTGACGATCGGCAGCGCCATCGTGGCGATCGGCGGCATGGCCTGGGGCCTCTATGCCGCGCACCGCCGCCGCAAGCTCGCGCCGCTGCTCGACCTCGACGTGGCGCCGGCCTCCTGATGTTCGGCGCCCTCGACTTCCTGAAGATCGGCGTCGGCGCGATCGCCGGCGCCGCCATCGCCTACCAGGTCGGCCACTGGTCAGGCGAACGGGCGGGGCGCGCTGCCCTGACGGCCGAAATGCAAACCGCCGCCCAGACGGCCGAGACGGAGAGGGCGGCCGACGATGCCGAGCGCAAGACACTTTCGGATCGGGATCTCTGCGTTCGCGCTCTGCGTGCTCGCGGGATGCCAGTCGACACCTGTGCCGGCCTGCGCGGGGTTTCGCGAGGCCAGCCTTAGCCCGGCCGGGACGGTGGCGCTGATCGCGGCCGACCGCGCCGGCGCCGAGCGCGTCGAGGGCAACGACGCCAACGGGCGTCGGCTCGGATGCTGGCAGGCGGCTCGATGACACAGGAACGGACGACGCGGCGCATGGCCTGGCTGACAGAGAATTGGAATGTCCAGACGGTGATCGCCGTGGGTGCCGTCGGGTTCACGGCGCTCAGCACCTTCTTCACGCTCGGCAACCAAGTCGAGCGGCTGAACGAATGGCGCGTCGGTCACGACGCTTACCACAAGGATCGCGCGGCCGAACTCGCGACGCTCGAGGGCCGAACCGAAGAGCGGTTCCGCACGGTCGAGAACGGGTTGCGCAAGATCGACGAGCTGGGGTTTCGCGTCGCGCGCGGCGAGGAATCCAACAACTCCACCAAGGAAGCCATCCGCGCCCTCGAGACCACGGTGAACAGCCAAGGGTCCGACATTCGCGTCATCCGCGAGATCCTCGAGCGCATGGACGGCAAGCGCTCCGAACTGCGCCGACCCACCCAACCCTGACACCGGAGACGATCCCATGGCTTTTCGCGCACGCGCGCTCTCCCGCTTCGCGACGAGCGACCGGATCCGGCAGGGGCGATCCAACGCCTATGTCTACTCGACGGAGGATTCCGGCGCCGAGCTCGCGGCCGCCGGCTACTTCGACGCGGCCGCCCGCCGCTTCGGCCTGAAAGCCGGCGACGTGATCGACTGCACGGTGGCGGTCAGCGGCACGCCCGCCAAGCTCGCCCTCGTGGTGACGCAAGTTCTCCTCGGTGCCGTGACGGTGGCGCCGGTGGGCGCGGTGGTGCCGGGAGCAAGCGTGCCGCTGCAGATGGCGAAGCCGACGCTGACGGCGGGCGACGCCCAGATCAAGGTCGAGCCGGCGGCCGCGCCGGGCGACGGCGGCTCGCCCATCACGTCGTACGATGCGCGGCGATCGACCGACGGGCAGAACTGGACGATCACGACGGGGATCGCCTCCGGCCAGGCGCTCGCGGGTTTGGCGAACGGCACGCCCTACCAGGTGCAGACGGCCGCTGTGAATGCGATCGGGCGCGGTCCGTGGTCGCCGAGCGAGACGGCGACACCTGCAGTGGCCTCGAACCTCGTGCCGATCGGCGCCGTCATGAACGCGACCGGCGACGGCATCGCCTCGGAGGGCAGCGCCGCCGGCCTGCGCAACATGTGGGGCGTCTTCGAACGCCGCCTCGGCCTGCGCATGCAGCCCTCGCCGGTCTCACTCATCGCGCGCTCGGGCACGACGATCGCTCGCACGATCGGCACGAACACGCCCTGGATCTATCCGCTGGCGCTCGATGCGCAGGCTGCGCAGAAGGCGGACGTTCCGTTCTTCCTCACCTGCGGCGCCAATGACGACGTGCTCTCGACCGATCCGGTGGCGAGCCCTGCCAGCCTGAACGACTGGAAGACGGCCGTCAGCTACTACGTCCAGTCAAACCCGCAGGCGCTGCGTCTGCCGATCATGATGACATGGCCGTCCGGTAAAGGCGCCGAGGCGACTTATCGGGCGACGGTCTGGAACCTTCAGCGGGACTACATCAACGCGCTGAAGGCGAGCGACCCGCGTGTTGTCCTGATCGACTGCTCGTCGATCGTCCCGGCCGAAGTGGCGAACGACGCAAACTTGGTCCACCCGCACGAGATCGGGGCGGACAAGGGCGCGCAGCTGATCATGGCGGCGATCGAACCGCATCTCGCGCCGGCGACGAAGGCGCAGGTCCTCGACATGATCTTCGCCGGCACGTACCCGAAGATGGGTGCGCAGCGAGATCCCGATCGCGACCTCGCTGTGTCCGGGTCTGGCGTCGTCACTGCGCCCGTCCAGGGCACGGTGCCGTCGAGCAAGGCCATCTCGACCACGACGGGTTCGAACGGCATTGTCGCCTCGTTGGTGGACACCACGAACGGCCGCAAGAAACAGGTCATCCGCGCTGGTGGCAGCGGCTCGGCCGCCGGCATCATCAAGTATGAGGACAAGACGGCGCTGCCGCTGGCCCTGACGCCCGGACAGTATGCGCTCGCCGGCATGGGCGCGAAGCTGCCGCCGGGGTATCTGGGTTACGGCTTCGAGCTGGGCTCGGTAGCGCAGTCCGGCAGCTATCAGGCGGCTGCCAACGCCGGCACCACCGCTCCGATCTCCTACACCCTCGACACGATCCTGATCGCGCGGCCGTCGGCGCCGGCAACGTCGGTCGGCACCGCCAAGAAGACGATCAGCTTCCGCTATGGCGCCGGCGCTCTGCCCGAAGCCGACATCGAGATCGAGCAGCCGTTCGGTTGGGCGATTAACGATCGGACCCGCCACCGCCCGGCGCATCTCGGCGCCGTCGCAACGCCGCTGGCGCTGTTCGGCGTGCTGTCGGGCGGCGCCGGCACGATCCGCGTCAACCCCGGATCGTTCGTGCCGGCGGGCCTGACAGAAACCGACTTCGCCGAGCGCCGGATCTACAAGGGCGGCGATGCCACGATCGGATCGGGAACGCTGGTGGCGACCCTGACGGGCTCGACCTGGACGTGGGCTACGAGCGGGATCGTCGCCGGCGATGCGCTGTGGGCCGAGGTCGACGCGAACAACGGCGTCGGTGCGAAATTCACGGCGCGCAGCTCGGCCGTCTACACGGCGGCATAAGAACCATGTGAGGCGTAAGAGGGCACAAACCTCTTACGCCTCTTACGAGTTCTCTTACTGTTCTCGTCGGCTTAGGCTAAGTGCTTGAAAAATATGGTGCCGCTTAGGTGACTCGAACACCTGACCCCGTCATTACGAATGACGTGCTCTACCAACTGAGCTAAAGCGGCCCGTCCCGGTTCGTCTCGATCCGGGCGATGGCGTGCTGATACCCACAAAGTGCGACGGTTTCAAGCCTCGAATGCAAGGAAGTTACGACGAGGCTGGCTTGAGGCAGGTGGTGCGGCGTCGACCCGCATCGGCCGTGGATCAACCAGCGCAGAGGCGGGCGCGGGCGGCGGCGTATTCGGTGGCGAAGCGCTCGACGAGCGCGGCGACGGGCAGGACCGCGTCGACCGCGCCGATGCCCTGGCCCGAGCCCCAGATGTCGCGCCAGGCCTTGGCGGCCGAATCGCCGCCGAAGTTCATCGTCTTTGGGTCGCCGGTCGGCAGGGCGTCGGGGTCGAGCCCGGCAGCCTCGATCGAGGCACGCAGGTAATTGCCGTGAACGCCGGTGAAGAGGCTGGTGTAGACGATGTCGGCGGCATGGCCGGCGACGATGCCCGCCTTGTAGGCCTCGCTGGCGCGGGCCTCTTCGGTGGCGATGAAAGCCGAGCCGATATAGGCGCCATCGGCACCCATCGCCTGTGCGCTCAGGATCGCGTCGCCGCTGGCGATGGCGCCCGACAGGAAGAGCGGCCCGTCGAACCAGCGCCGGATCTCGCCGACGAGCGCGAAGGGCGAGAGCGTGCCGGCATGGCCTCCGGCGCCCGCGGCGACCGCGACCAGCCCATCCGCGCCCTTCTCGATCGCCTTGTGGGCGAAACGGTCGTTGATCACGTCGTGCAGCACGATCCCGCCATAGGAGTGCACGGCGTCGTTGACCTCCGCCACGGCGCCGAGCGAGGTGATGACCAGCGGCACCTGGTGCTTCACGCAAAGCGCCAGATCCGCCTCCAGCCGCGTGTTCGACTTGTGAACGATCTGGTTCACCGCGAAGGGCGCGGCCGGGCGTTCGGGATGGCTGCGATCGTGCGCCGCCAGCGCCTCGCCGATCTCGCTCAGCCAGTCCTCGAGCTGCTCGGCCGGCCGCGCGTTGAGGGCGGGAAACGAGCCGACGATGCCGGCCTTCGCCTGTGCGATCACCAGCGGGGGATGCGAGATGATGAAGAGCGGCGCCGCGATCGCGGGGATGCGCAGCCGGTTGCGCAGGACTTCGGGCAGGGCCAT